GGATCTTGTCGCCGAGACGCCACACCGGCCGCGCGCCGGCGGCTCTGCTGGGCATGCTGTTGTCGGTCATGGCCCAAACTTAGAACAGACACGCGGAGATATCGACGACTTGACGCGCGTTCAGTGGTAACCCTGAGACGAGGACAACTAACAGTGTCAGGCGTGTTGCTTGGTACTGACAAAGTTTCGGGGCAGGATAGGCCGCATGCCGTTGTCGAATCTGAAAACCACCATCGAAGCCGCTGTGAGACTGCAATGCTCACGCCGATACATCGCGACGCTCGTCAAGCGCAAGAAGCTCGAGCCGGCCGCGAAGCTGCCCGGCAAAACGGGCGCCTACCTGTTCGCCGAGGCCGAGCTCGAGCGGTTCGAACGCTGCCGCAACGCCGCCTGCTGCACGTCTGCGGCACATGCCGAGGACGCGGCCGCATGACTGTCGAAGCAATGGCGATCGCGCTGCACCACTCGAAGGCGCGCGGCACCGCGAAGCTCGTGCTAATCGGCATCGCGAACCACGACGGCGACGGCGGATCATGGGTCGGCATGCAACGACTCGCGACGTACGCCGGCGTCGACATCTCACAGGTGAAAGACGGCGTGCACCGGCTCGCCGGGCATTCGGGCAACTGCCGGCCCGGCTGCAAGAAACCCGTACTCGACGAGCCTGAGCTCGAAGTGATCCCGAACGCCGGCGGGCAGGTGAACACGCCCGAACACATGCGGACGAACCTCTACGTGCTCAAGCTCAAGTGTCCCTCGAATTGCGACGGCACGACCCAGCACCGGCGGCTCTGCCTCGAGTGCGACGAAGTGCTTCCCTTCGCCCGCTACCGGTTCAATCGGCACACGCGCTGCGAACGTCTCGCGCTCGATAGGGCTGTGGATAACTACCCCGGGGCGGATTCACCCCCGGGGGCGGATTCACCCCCTGCCCCGGGGCGGATTCACCCCCCGAACCTTCCTAAAACCCCCTCAACCCCGAATAATTCATCCCTTGCGGAAGTTAACGCGCGCGAGCTCGTCGAGTGTGAGCACGCATGGGTCGAGCATCGCGGCGTGCCGTGGCGGTGCGTCGAATGCGGCATTGCCTACGCCGAGCTCGAGGCGAGCTCGTGAGCGTCGTCGACGAGCTCGAGCCGCAGACGCCGCTCGAGCTCGCGATCGAGCTCCGATTCGCCTCGCACGAGCTCATGCGCGCCGGGACCGGCCTGATCGTCCGCGGCGCGCGGCCGGCCGGCTCGCGCTGCATCGTCGACTCGATCACGCTGGACACGCTCGTGGCGCGGCTCGAGGACGGCGGGATGTCCGCCGGCATGGCCGGCCTGTTCCTCGAGGCGGCACGGATCATCGTCGAGCGGGCCGAGCGTGAGCTCGAGGCGACGCTGTGAACGCCGACGATGACGTGCTCGTCGACGTGCGGATCCGCGTGCGGCGCAGCGTGTACCGGCAGCTGTTCGCCGAGGCGCAACGGCGCCGCCTGGACGGCGCCGGCGCCCTCGTCGAGCTCATGGTGCACCGCCGGCCGATCCCGGCGCCGGTGCCGGCGCCCGCGCCGGCCACGCCGACCCGGGAACGCTGGGACCCGGTCGATCGCGCCGTCGTCGACGCGTGCCTCGCCCGGGTCGAGGCCGGCGAGATCAGTGTGCGCGCCGCCGCGCGTGAGCTCGGCGTGTCCCGCGGCGCCGTGTACTGGTGGCAGCAGCGCGCCCGCGCCGAGGCCGAGGCACCGCCGGCCGGCGAGCATGCCGCACATGCGGCAGCGCTCGACGAGCTCGGCGTCGTCGGCCGGCCGCCGGTCCCGAGCTCGGCGGTGCCGACGCTGTGAGCGCCGTGCACCGATCCGCCGAGTACGCCGCATTCGTGCGGCATGCTCGACCGATCATCGAGGCGACGCTACCGGCGCGCTGCATCAAGTGCCCGGGCATCATCCGCCCTGGCACCAAGTGGCACGTCGGGCACATCGTCGACGACGCGCTCGGCGGCGAGCTCACCATGTCCAACGTCGGACCCGAGCACGTCCGCTGCAACACGTCGAGCGGCGGCTCGCTCGGCGCCCGACTCCAAGCCGGCCGACGCACCCGCGCGGCCTCGTTCCCGAAATGGTGACCATGCAACCTCGCGATCTCCTGCTCTCGCTGCTCGTCGGCGTCATCCTCCTCGCCGGCGCGGCCGCCGGCGTCATCGCGTCCGGCGGCATCGCGTGAGCGTCGACTCTTTGACACGGCCGGTATCGCCCCCGCCCGTAGGCGATCACAGCAATCTCTTTTCATTCGTGCAGCACGATACGCACGACGATCAGGGGTTTACCGAGGCGTGGGTCGCGCTGCGCGACTCCGGTATTCCGCCGGCGGACCTGTCCGAGCTCGGCGGCACGGTCGAATCCCGGCGCGCGTTCCTCGAGGGCGCCCGGCTGATGGGACTCATGCGCGCCGGCCGGCTCGGTCTGACGCCGCAACAGCTGCTGCTGCACGACATGCTCGCCGCCGGCCGGCGCGACAACGGCGTGCTGATGCCGCGCCGCTCGGCAAAGACCACCGGCCTGCTCGTCGACGGCATCGGGCGGTGCGCAAACCCGGCCGCGGACGACTACCGGATCGCCGTGCTGACGGCGACGACCGGCAAGGTCGGCCGCTCGAGGTTCATCAAGGATGTCGTGCCGGCGCTCGACCGGAACACGGACGGCCGGCTCAAGGTGTACCGCGGCGCCGGGCAGGAACGCGTCGAGTGGGCGGACACCGGCTCGAGCCTGTCGGTCCTGGCATCCGTCGAAGATCTCCGCGGCGAGGCGTTCGACGAGGTCATCATCGACGAGGCCGGCGAGCCGGACCCGGACAAGGTCGACGACATCAACGGCGCCGCGCTGCCGACGCTGGACACGCGGCCGCACGGGCAGTTCGTGGCCGCCGGCACCGCCGGCGACTACCGCAAGGGAAACCTGCTCTGGGACACGCTCGAGGCCGCCCGCGCCGGCCTCGGCGGCCTGATCGCGTACGCCATGCCGGACGGCACGACGGTCGACGATATCGCCGACTGGGAGCTCGCGCGCGAGCTCGTGCTCGCCTCGCACCCGGGCATCGGCAACCTGACGACGCTCGAGGCGGTCCGGGTCAACTTCGACAAAATGAAGCGGCCCCGGTTCCTGCGCGAATACGGCAACGTGTTCGGCGACGCCGGCGGCACGACCGGCCTGATCAAACCGTCGGCCTGGGGCCCGCTCGAGCTCGACGAGGCGTTCCCCGTACCGCCGGCGCATTTCGGCCTCGCGATCGCCGTCACGCCCGGGCAGGACTCCGCCGCGATCGGCGCCGCGTGGCGCGACGAGGACGGCCGCGCGCGGCTGCTGCTGCTCGACCGGCGCGACGGCGTGCAGTGGCTGACGGATGCCGTGGCCGGCATCGCCGAGCGGACCCGGGCGACCATCGTGCACGACACCTTCGGTCCGGTGCTCGCCGAGACGGAAGCGCTGAACCGGCGCAACCCGCGGCCGCGCATGGCGCCGCAGACGATGAAGAACGTTCAGACCGCGGCCGCGCTGCTCGTGAAAGAGATCGAGGCCGGCAACCTGCGGCACTGGGGACAGGACGAGCTCACCGGCGCCATGCTGCGCGTCGTGCGCCGCAAGATCGGCGCGAACGGGTGGGGCCTCGGCCGGCCGGATATGGACGCGGACATTACGCCGGCGGAAGCCTGCGCAATGGCGCTGCGGTGGTACGACGAGAACCCCGCCCGGCAGCGGATTGGCATCATCACCTAGACGCAACAAACCGTTACCAGGTAGCAAGAATCTTGCGCCCGCGCCGGCCGGCCTGCTGCATATGCGGCAGGCCGGCCTAACACTGTCAGGAGTGCGTTTCGCGTACACGCCGAGCATGCTGTGCGGGATGGGACTTTTCGACGTATTCAAGCGCTCCGCGGCAATCGCCGCGTCGAGCTCGGCGTCTCCGGTCCGCACGGACATCGTCTCGCCGTTCTCGGCCGGCCAGCTGGCAACCATCGTTTGGTCGGACGTGTTCGCCGGCGAGCCGGTCATGCTCACCCGCGAGGAGGCGCTCGCGCTGCCCGGCGTGTTCAAAGCCCGCGCCGTGCTGATCGCGCTGCTCGCCGATAAGCCGCTCGTCGCGTACGACGCCGCCGAGCTCGAGCTCGCCGAGCTCGAGGGACGCGACCCGGTCCCGCTCGACCCGCAGCCGGCGTGGCTGCGCGGCGGCAACGCCGGCGTGTCGCCCTGGCACCGGATGGCTGTGACGCTCGACGACATCATGTTCTACGGCTGGTCACTATGGGTCCGGGATGTCGAGGCCGGCAAGATCGTCCGGCACGAGCGGGTCCCGATCGGCGGATGGAAGTTCGCCGAGGACGGCAGCGGCCGCGTGCTCGTCGACCGTGGCGGCACGTTCGTCCCGGTCGACGCATCCGAGGTGACCCTGATTCCGGGGCCGAGCGAAGGGCTGCTCGCGTACGCGTCCCGCTCGCTCGAGGGCGCCCGGTCGATCGAAGAATCGTGGGTCGAGCGCGCCCGCAATCCGATCCCGATGATCGACCTGCATCAGACGACCGAGTCGAACCTGACGCCCGATGAAGCCAAGGCGTACGTCGAGCAATGGAACGAGGCGCGCCGCACGAACGGCGGCGCCGCGTTCACGCCGTACGACATCCAAGCCAACGCGCTCGGCCAGCTGTCCCCGGACCTGTACGTCGAAGGGCGCAACGCCGCGCGGGTCGACATCGCGAACTACTTCAACCTGCCCGTGTCGCTGCTCGACGGGTCGGTCTCCACCGCCTCGCTGACGTACTCGACGCAGGAGGGCGACGCCAACGAGGTCGCCCTGTACACGCTGCCCTACTGGCGCGATCCGATCGTCGGCCGGCTCTCGCTCGACGACGTGGCCGGCGCCGGCGTCGTCATCCGGCAGAACATGGGCGGACTCGTCCGCACCGAACAATCCCCGATCGGAGATCCCGGTAATGAGTGAGCTCACCGGCGGCGGCCTGTTCGCCCTGGACCCCGCCGATCCGCGCGTCATCCGCGGCCTGCTGCTGCCGTACGGGGAACGCGCCCGGGCGCATGTCACCGTGAACGCGGACGGCACCACGTCGACGAGCGCCGGCGACCTGTACGCCGCCGGGGACGTGGAGATCCCCCGCGACCCGGCCGTTGCCACCCTGAACCGCGATCACGACCGGTTCGACCCGATCGGCCGTGCCGTCGAGCTCGAGGAATCCGCGGCCGCCGGCGGCGTGCTCGCCGCGTTCCGGGTCGCCGAAACCCCCGAGGGCGACGCGTACCTCGCCGAGTACGCGAACGGCGGGCGCCGGGCGCTCTCGCCCGAGATCGCGAAGTACGTCAACGCCGCCGGCGCCGTCGTGCGTCGGGTGCTCACCGGCGCGGCCGTCGTGCCGGCCGGCGCGTTCGCGTCCGCGCACCTGTACGAGCTCGCCGCCGAGCTCGACCCCGAGGCCGAGCTCGAGGCGGCCCGGCAGCGGGTCGCCGAGCTCGAGGCCGAGCTCGCCCCCAAGCCCGACGAGGCATCCGTGCCGGTCATCACGGATGCCTCGTCGACCCCACTCGAGGCGCCGGTCGTTCCTCCGCCGGCCGGCGTCTCGAGCACGAACGACGGCACCCCTGCGGCACATGCCGCAGACGTGCCGGCCGAGCCGGCGCCCGCCGAGCTCGTCGAGCCGGGCAGCACGCCCGAGACACCGAATGGAGACGGCATGCCTGAGGCAGTCGCACCCGCATCGCTCGGCACCGGGACGACGCCCGTCGTCACCGGCGTGGAGCTCATCACCAAGGGCGACCTGTTCGCCGCGATCACCGCGAACGCCACGCAGGGAACGCCGATCCCCGAGCGGTTCGCCCGCGCCGGCGACCTGTTCGCGTTCGGCACCGCGTCCGGCAATCAGGCCGACGTGTTCCCGGTGCAGCTGCTGGGCGAGCTCTGGGACGGCGTGCCGTACGTGCGCAAGTACGCGCCGCTCGTCGCGCACGGCGACCTGTCGTCGATCTCGCTCAAGGGCTGGAAGATCACCACCAAGCCCACCGTGGCGACCTGGACCGGCGACGGCGCGGCCGTCGACGGCGCGGCCGTCGACGTGACGCCGTACACGGCCAACGCGACCCGCAAGGCCGGCGGATTCAAGATCCCGCGCGAGTACTTCGACTTCGGCGAGACCCAGTTCGTCGACTCCGCGATCCGGTTGCAGGGCGAGGCGTACGCGCGTCAGTCCGACGTGGCCGTGCCGACCGCGCTGATCGCCGGCGCGACCGTGCTCGTCTCGGCCGCGACGACCATCCTGCCGCTGATCGTCGACGCCGCTCTCGCCGTCGTCGCCGCCGACGACGTGCCCGCGTTCGCCCTGGTCAACCCGGCGGACTTCGCGACCATCGCGAACACCAAGGAGGTCGACAAGCTCGCGTACATCGAGATCTCGATCGACTGGGGCGGCGGCAACGTCGGCGGCCTCGTCGTGCTGCCGTACACCGGCATCACCGCGCTGAACGCGCTCGTCTCGTCCAAGAACGCGCTGCGGATGTTCGAGCTCCCCGGCTCGCCGATCCGCGTCAACGCGGCCGCGATCCAGACCGGCTCGGTCGACGAGGCCGTGTTCGGGTACTACGCCACCATCGTCGAGAAGTCGACGAGCATCCAGTACGCCAACTAGGAACACCGGAGGAAACACACATGGCAAAGGCAACCGACGACGAGCTCGAGCTCGTCCCCGGCGAGCACTACGAGATCGTCATCCGTGACGAGGACCCCAAGGCGCCCGGGAAGGTGTACGCCGGCGAGTTCCATCACGCGGATCAGTTCGCCGTCGTGCTGATCGTCGACGACAAGTCCGCGCGACAGTCCGTCGTCCGGGCGAACGAGGACGGCACCGGGACCGAGGAGAACGGCAAGCGATTCTTCGGCATCCCGACCGACCGGATCGGCACGATCCGCCTGCCCGGCACCAAGGGCGTGCAGCGCAACGCCACGCCCTCGACCGGCGAGTAAGCCGGGGACGCGCCGGCCGGGCATCGCGAGTCGGTCCGGGCATGGGGAGACGACTCCCCCGGCCGGCGCTTCCCCTCCACCCTGACGAAAGGTTCGACCGTGGCACGGTACAGGCTCGCCTCGCCGCTCGAGGCGTTCCGCGTCGGCGACATCCCCGGGCAGCTGCGCCTCGAGCTCGTCACCCTCGACGGCACGCCGGTCGCCCTGGCCGGCATCACCGGCGCCACCGCCGCGCTCGTCTCGCCGGCCGGCGTGGAGACGACGCCGGCGGTCACGGTCGACGAGGACGAGCTCGTGCTCGCCCTCGTCGACGAGCTCGACGAGGCCGGCCTGTACGAGCTCGAGCTCGTCGTGGCCGGCGCCGTGTCGAGCATCGCGGTCGAGCCGGCGCTGTTCGTCGTGGAAGCCAAGCGCACCGGCTGGCACACGCTCGCCTCGGCGCGGGCGCAGTGGGCCGACGCGCCCCGGCTGGATATCTCCCTGTACACGTTCCTCGCCGGCGCGCGCGAGCAGATCGTCGAGTATGGGCCCGAGCTCGCCGCCGGCGTCCGGGTGCCGTTGTCGTGGCAGCAGGCGCAGCTGATGCAGGCGCGCAACTGTTGGAACGCGGCAAAGACCGACCCGGCATCCGGCGGCATCGGCGGCGACGATCTCGTGTTCCGCCCGTACCCGATGGATCAGACCGTGCGCTATCTGATCCGCCCCAAGCGCGCAGCCGGGGCGACCGCATGAGCGCGCACGGCCAGCTCGCGGACGCGCTCAAACCGCTCGTGCCGGCCGCCTGGCGCATCGTCGGCGTCGAGCGGGATCTCGACGAGCTCGAGGCCGGCGTCGTGACCGTCGTCATCAAGCTCGAAAGCATCGCCCGGATCGACGCGGCGCCCAACACCGGCCGCTACTGGGCAGGCTGGACGGTCACAGTGGTGCAGCCGAACGCCGATCCCGAGCTCGCCGACCCGGCTATCTACGATGCCTGCCTCGAGCTCGTCGCCGCGCTCGACGAGCTCGATTGGCTCCGCTGGACCCGGGCGCAGAAGGTGCTCGAGGCCGGCCGTTACGCGTTCGACATCACGCTCGAAACGATCACCACTCCCCGAGAGGACACCCCGAATGCCTGACATCCTGACGCAGCCGTTCCTCGTCGACGCGGCCGCGCTGACGATCGAAGCGGACGACTACACGTCCGCGCTGAACAGTGCGAAGCTCACGCCCACGACGCCGACCGCGACGCACCGCGACATCGGCGGCGGCATCAAGCCCGTCGTCGGCCGGCCGTCGTGGGTGCTGGACCTCGGCGCCGCGCAGGATTGGGGGCCCGACTCGAGCCTCGTGCACTACCTGCGGATCAATCACGGCCAGACCAAAACCGCGAAGCTGACGCCCGTCGACGGCGGCCGCGGCGTTACGTTCTCGTTCGTCTGCCTGTCGACCGACGTGCTCGGCGCGTCCGCCGGCATCGCCTCGTCGACCGTGCAGCTGCCGGTCGCCGGCCAGCCGGTCTGGGACGCGGCCGCGTAATCATGCTTCGGATCGACGTGCACTCGAGCCGGCAGCTGCAAGCCGTCGTGCTCGCGGTCCGTGGCGCGTCGACCGAGGTATCCCGGCAGTACCGGCAAGCGCTGAAAGCCATGACGGATGCCGCCTGGACCGAGGAGATCCGCGGCCGGGTCACGAGCCGGCTGCAATCCCGGGTGCTGCTCGACACGGCACGCACCCGGGTCTCCAACCAGAACGTGCAGCTGTCCGTGGGCACGGTCGGCCGGGCGCTGTCCAAGCGCACCGGCGGCCGTGGCGCTGCCACGCCGGCCGAGCTCGTCCGCGCCGCCGAGTTCGGCGGATCGCAACGGTACAGCGATTACGACCGGCGCTCGAGGCGCGGCCGCGCGCACGACGTGCGCCGGCGCACGCTCACCGGGTGGGGCGAGCATAACCGCAAGGGGAACGCCGTCTATCCGGCGCTCGGCGCGATCGTCCCGCGGGTCGCCTCGCTGATGGTTCAGACGTGCGTCCGCACGCTGCACGACGCATTCGAAGGGAAGCGCTGACATGGCCGGCCAGCCGATCAAACTGGACGTGCTCGCGAACGTGCGCGCGTTCCAAGCCGGCACGGACGATGTCGCCGACGCGCTCGAGGACGTGTCCGACTCGCTCGACGACATGGTCCGCGACGGGGAACGCGGCAACGAGAAGCTCGAGCGCTCGTTCGCGGATCTCGCCCGGGACGCGCGCCGGCACGGCGACGACGCCGGCGCAGGGTTCAAGAAGGGCACCAAGCGCGCATTCGACGAGCTCCCGAACGAGGCCCGCCAATCCGGCCGGGAAGCGGCCGCGTCGTTCAGCGGCGAGGCAACGGACATCCTCGACTTTGCGCAGGAAACCCTCGCGAACGGTCTGGGCCCGCTCGGCATCGCCGGCGGCGCGATCCTCGGCTCGCTGGCCGCGGTCGGCCTGCAATGGGTACAGGACATGGAACAGCGCGGCGCCGAGATCCAAGCATCCGCCGGCAACATGTTCGGCGAGCTCGTCGAGAACGGCAAGCTGGCATTGACCGAGGCGTTCGTGCAGACCCAGCTGAAAGATCTCCTCGGCGGCGACGAGGCGGCGCAGATCGTCGCGGACGTGCGCACCGAATCCGAACGCCTCGGCCTGTCCGAGCAGACGCTGCTGCGCGCCCGCGCCGGCGATCAGGCCGCGCTGAACGAGGTACTCGTCGCCGCGCGGGAGACGCACGAGCGCATCGTCGGGTCGATCAATCAGGCGACCGAGGACGGGCAGGCGCAGCTGCTGCTCGAGCAGCAGAAGCATCAGGAAACCCTCGACGCGTACGAGGACCAGAACAGCGCCGCGCAGCTGGCCGTGGAACGCGCCGGCCTGTTCGCCGGCGCCGTCGATCAGGGCAACGTCAAGCTCGGCGAATCGCTGCGGATCATGCAGGACATCGCCGACCGTGCCGAGACGCTCGGCAACGACGGCATCGTGGTCAAGGTCACACCGGACATGTCCGCGCTCGAGACGGCGCTCGGCAAGCCGCGCAACATCATCGTCAACGCGACCGGGTAGATCACCGGCCTGCAATTCAAGGGTGGACGGCAGGTCTGGGACTGATGACACACACACTCTCAAGCGGCGAGATCTCGATCGTCCCGGACACGATCGACGCGTACGAGTCGAGCAGCGTGCACGGCAACCGTGTGCACGAGATCCTCGGCACCGGCGAGCACGACGCCGTGCTGCGCCCGGCCGGCCGCCGGTCCGGCGTGCTCGCCCTGAACATCGTCGACGAGGCTGCCGCATATGCGGCAGAGTCGGCGCTGCGCGGGCCGCTGGTCTGGACGTTCGTCAGTGACGAGCTCCCGACCCTGAACATGACGTTCGTCGTCGACGACCGCGGCCGCGTCACCCGCACGCTGGACCCGCAGACGGGCGCGTCGTGGGTTGTCGCGTTCCCCTGGCAGGAGATCGGCGCATGATCGTCGTCGACGGCGCCACGGCGACCCTGCTCGTCGGCGCCGGCATCCCGCTCGGCACGGTCGCCGGGACGATCACGCTCGACGAGTCGGCCGCGCCGTACGCGCAGGCGACCGTGACGATCGCGCGGCCGGATGCCGCGACCCTCGACGAGCTCGACCCGCGCGGCACGGTCCCGCGCGTCGAGCTCGAGCTCGTCGCCGCGTACCCCGGTTCGTTCCTGCCGACCAAAACCCGAGTGTTCAACCTCGGCCTGCGCCGCCGGTTCCGCGAGCTCACAGACGGCACCGTGCAGCTCGAGCTCGCCGGCGACGAGCAGCTGCTCGACGACGACCGGCTGCTCGACGACGAACCGCTCTCACTGCACCCGTACCAAGACAGTCTGCGCGGCCTCGTCAACGCCGTGCTCGCCCGGATCGGCGCCGAGCTCGAGCCGGCCGGCGCCGCGGACGTGTCCGTGCGCACGTCCGCGGACGCAATGAACCTGATCCCGAATCCGTCGATCGAGTTCGGCGCGGACGGCATCACGACGACGAACGTCAACGCGGACACGAACGACACGTCGTGGAGTCTCACCGGCGGTCGTTCGCTGAACCTATGGGGCCCGAGCTCGGCGGACTCGTACGCGGCGCTCGGCGGCGGACCCGGCGGCCTGCGCCTGGGCATGACGGCCGGGAAACGATATGTGCTCTCGGCGACCGGCAACGTGAAGATCGCGCAGGCCGGCGCGTCCGCCCGCGCCCGGGTGCTGACGGTCATCTACCGGGTCGGCCAGTCCGGGTACGTGTTCGTCGACTCGCCGGCGGTGCCCAACGTCGTCGGCGCGCCGGCGCGCGTGTCGGTCGCGTTCACCCTGCCGGCCGGGACGACCGAGGCGTTCGTGCGCGTGTATCACGGCGCCACGTCCGGCGAGATCCGGTGGGATGGGTTCCGCCTGTCCGAGCACACCGGCGACCCGACCGATACCGGATTCTTCGACGGCGACACCGCCGACACGGCCGTGTATGACTACTTCTGGACCGCGGCCGCGCACCCGACCACCTCTAGCCGGCGCGCGCTCGTCGACCGGCCGCCGGCGGCGCTGCTCTGGCAGCCGGGTCGGTCCGCGCTCGAGTTCCTCGCCCCGATCCTGCAAGCCGCGGGGCTGCGCCTGTACTGCACGGAAGCGCGGGAGTGGTATCTCGTCGACGGCGCCACGTACACCGCGCCCGGCGTCGTGCAGCTGACGCAGCCGGGGAACCTGCACCGCGCCACTGAGACGACCGACCGGGACAGCGGCGAATGGTACGACGCGGCGCTCGTCCGGTATCGCTGGCGGCAGCCGGACGGCACCACCGCCGAACGGGTCGACTTCCACGGCGCCCCCGGATACTCGCGGGTCGCCACGTTCGAGCTCGAGGCGCCCTATCCCGGGCCCGGCCGCGCCGCGTACAAGGTGAAGCGCGCCGCCGGCCTCGGCCGGACCGCGGATGTCGTCGCCCTGGCGGATCTCGACGCGCGGCCGACGCAGATCCTGCGGCTGCATCTCGAGGACACCCCCGAATTGCTCGGCGTCGTGCGCTCGGTCCGGTTCGAGCTCGAGGACGGCACGATGTCGCTCACGTCCCGCGGCCTCGTCGACCTCGGTCCCGACGCGATCCTCGCGATCCCGGACGAGTACTCCATCGTCGAGCTCCCCGGCACGATCCTCGCCCTAGACCCCTCGAGCCTGTAGGAGGCACCCAGAATGGCAATCGGAGACGACGCGGCCGCGGCCGGCATCCCCACGCCCACCGGCCTCGAGAACGCGAACACGCTCGCGGTCATCATCACGATGCTCGCCGACGAGCTCGCCCGGCGCACGGATGCCGTCACGCCGATCGAACGCGGCGGCACCGGCGCCGAGACGGCCGCCGAGGCGCGGCTGCTGCTCGGCGTGCGCAGCCTGCTCGGCTCGGTCGGCACGAACAGTGTCAACGACGTCGTGCTGCGGTGGGAAGGGACCCGGCTCGGCGTCACCATCGATTCCACCGATCAGGGCGACCTCGCCACGACCGGCGACTTCATCGGCCGCGACGCGCAGATCGCGGACTTGCAGGCCGCAATGGCCGGCGCCCTGTCCCGCATCGCAACCTTGGAGGCTGCACTATGAGCACACTCGACGAGACGTTCCTCGCCCGGCCGGCGGCCGCCGGCAATTTCCCCGGCATCGCCCGGCGCCCGCTCGGCATCGTCGATCATCACATGGCCGGCTACCTGCCCGGCACGACCGGGATGTTCCAAAACCCGGCGACCGGGTACGCGACGAATCTGGGCATCGGCTCGATGGACGGCGAGACGTACGTCGTGCACGAGTACGTGCCGGCCGATCAGGTCGCCTGGGGCAACGGCAACGACTACCTGAACCGGGTCGCCGTGTCGATCGAGCACGAGAACAACCGCGCCGCCGGCTACGCCTCCAAGCCCACCGAGGAGGTACACGAGCTCTCGGCCCGGGTGCACGCCCGGCTCGCGATCCAGTACGACTGGCGGATCGACGGCGAGCTCGTGCTCGTGCTGCGCGACTTCCCCAATCACGACTTCTACGGGCGGACCGTGCCCGGCTTCGGAACCGAGTTCAACGTGACCGGGCACCGCTCGGTCGCCCTCAAAGACTGCCCCCGCGACCTTGACATGCAGTGGATCGTCGACCGGGCGAATCAGATCATCCGGGGCCCCGTGCCCACCATCGAAAGGGAGAACGCCGACATGGCAAAGTCACAGATCATCGTCACCCGCGACGACGCGCCGCAGTTCGTGCTGCTCAAGCTGAACCCCGCGCCGGCCGAGACGGCGCAGTGGATCCACAACGACGCGCAGCGCCGCGGCGCTGAGAAGATCGTCGCCGCGTTCAACGGCGGCCCGGACGCGCCGAACGTGGCGACCCTGTCCGGCGAGGAGTGGGACGCCGGCGCGCTCGACCTGTTCGCGTGACCGAGCTCGCCGACATCATCGTTGCCGGCGTCAATGCCGGCGCGCTCGTCGTCGTGGCGCTGCTCACGAACCGCGCCCGGCAGCACTCCAAGGCCGCGCGCGAGCAGGTGCAGAACACGCACTCGACGAACCTCCGCGACGATCTCGACGGCGTGCACCGGGTGCTCGTGAGCGTCGTCGACCGGCTCGACCGGCTCGAGCGCCGCCGGCGCCGGCCGCTATTCACCCGAAACCGAGAGGACTAACCCCGATGGACGAAACCACCCCCGCGCCGGCCGAGATCTCGACCGAGCTCGTCGCCGACTCGTCGACGTTCCTGCCGCTGGCCGCGCGCCGCGTGCTCTACGTGCTCGCCCTGGCCGGCGCCGCGGCCGCGCCTGTGCTGGCGCTCTCGTCGCCCGAGCTCGCGACGGCGATCGTCACGGCCGCCGGCGTGCTGAACGTGGCCGCGCTCGGCACGGCGCTCGCGAATCCGAGCCGCTAGACGCCGCAGGCGCCCCGCTGACGCGACGAACCCCCCGGGTGAGGCAATCACCCGGGGGGTTCGCTGTTCGTGCGGCAGCGGCGATCCTACGGCGCGCGTGTTGCCGCGGTCGGCACGATGCCGTGCGCGAGGCAGTAGCGCACGAGCTCGGCGAGCTCGAGGCGCGTCACGAGGATGCCGGAGCGATCGCCGCCCGGCTCGAGCTCGGCCGCGTAGCTCGTCGTGCCGCGTAGCTCGAGCACGAGCTCGAGGCCGGCGCACTCGACGAGCTCGAGGTCGCCGGCGGGATGCGCCCACAGCTGCCGGTCGCCGGCGCTCACAGGCCGGCCACCGTCCGCACGACGCGCGCCGGCATCACGAGCGAACCGTTGGGGCCGAACGGCACGAGCTCGAAGTAGTCCCGGTGCCGGCGGATCGCGTGCTCGGAGATCCCGAGCAAGTGCGCCGCGAGCTCGAGCGGCAGGAACACCGGCGCCTCGGCGAGCTCGGCGACGAGGCCGGCCGGCACATGCGGCACATGCTGCACAGCGTGCTCGCCTAGCAGCTGCACCGCGATCTCGTCGCCGGCGTACGCCTGCAACGGATCGGCCGGCCGCTCGTCGGCCGGAATCATCCACACGCCGTTCAGCTTCCGGGCGCCGTGCAGCCGGCCGTCGGCGAGCCATGTCCGCACGGTGCGTTCGCCGGCGTTGTGCCGGGCGGCGTAATCCTTGACGCCGAGCATCGCGTCGACGAGCTCGCCGTTCCGGGCGACGGTCTGGGGGTAGTCGAGTCCGGTCATGTTCACAGCCTGTTCCTCTCGGTCATCCCTGCGGCATCTGCCGCAGGGCCTGCCGCAGACTCTGCCGCATGGCATGCCGCATGTCAATGCGGCAGGCCGGCCGCAGGGATTCAGCCGGCGCCCAGCTGCCGCCCAGACGGACGTAATAGGCGATTATCGGGCAGGCTAGAACAGCGCGCCGGCCGGCGTCTCGAGCATCACGAGCTCGGCCCGGGTGACCGGCGCCGGCGTCACTGGGAACGTCTCGCGGTCGCCGGCGCGGCGGCCGTACGGGTAGTACGCGCCGTACGCCTCGAGCCGCTCGTCGACGACGCACCACGCGAGGCCGGCGCCGCCGATCACGAGCACCGCCTCGTGCCAGCTGCGCGCCCACCGGCCGCAGATCCGGCCGTCGACCCGCTGCGCCGTGAACCACGCCCGCGGGCCCGGGACGATGCCGCGCCGGCCGAGCTCGTCGTCGACGAGGCCGGCGTGGCGGTGCAGCTGCGCGTCGGTCGCCGTCGTGCCGGCGCGCAGGCCGGCGGCCGCGTCGAGCTCGCCGGCGCGGGCGACGAGCTCGGCGAGCATGCCGGCATCGCCTGCGGCATGTGCCGCAGACGTGTCGGCGTGCGCGACGGTCATGCCGTCAGGCTACCGAGGCGAAGCGCGAGACACGCCGCGAGTCAACGATCTCCTCGTCGCAATCATCAAGCCAGTCGTATGAGACCCCGGTCGCCTGGGCGATCAGGATCAGGGTGGAACGATGCGGCCGGGCCCGGCCGGTCTCGGCGGCCGAGATCGTCGCTTGAGAGATCCCGGCACGGTTCGCGAGCTCGCGCTGCTCGAGGCCGGCGTACTCGCGTGCACGGCGGATCTTGTCGCCGAGACGCCACACCGGCCGCGCGCCGGCGGCTCTGCTGGGCATGCTGTTGTCGGTCATGGCCCAAACTTAGAACAGACACGCGGAGATATCGACGACTTGACGCGCGTTCAGTGATAACCCTGAGACGAGGACAACTAACAGTGTCAGGCGTGTTGCTT